CCACGCTCTGTCATCTCTTTAATTTCTAAGATGCTCTTGCCGGATGCTTCGGCCAACATTCCCCAAGCATCAATTCCGGCATTAGTGAGCTGCATAATGTCTTGCGTCTTAAGTGTGCCGCTAGTCCTAATCTGTCCCATTGCATAGGCTATCTGCTGAACACCTGCAGTTCCCTTGCCTAAACCGGATGCAGCATCACCCAACGTGCGCAGGGTAGGGATAATCTCTTTCGCCGTGAAGCCAAACGCCATCAGTTGCTGGCCTGCCTGTACAACACCAGGAACGTCAAACGGAGTATCAGCCGCAAACTTCTGCAGGTCTTTCATCATCTGCGTGCCCTTGCTGGCACTCTTAAGCATTGTCTGAAATGCTATCTCGTATTGACGCATTTGTGCTGACGCCTTGATGCAAGATACGCCCATGCTGACAATTCCCTTGGCAATATCAGCAATAAAATTGCCCACCTGCACAGCTCCAATAGCATTTATGGACTTGTTTACGCCGTCAAGTGCCTTGCTTGCCTTGCCGCATGCAGTGTTGACCTTTGTTGCGCTGTCCTTTACCCTGTTAGCCATATCATCAAACTTCTTGCCTGCGTTGCTGGCCTTGTTGCCTGTGTTGTCAATCTTCGCCCCTGCATCGCTCGTAGCTTTTGCTGCGCCCTGCATGGTCTGCTCGAATCTCGAACTGTCTGCGGTAATCTCAACTTTAACTTGCTTAGCCATCGCTCTCACCCCCTCCATATAACTCGTCAAGAAATGCACGATCATCATCGGTTATTCGCCCGCCAAATCGCCCATCACTGAATATATCTTTTAACTTCAAAGTCTTTTTTGAGGACTTGCCAGCATAATTCGCAATATACACCGTCACCAATGCGGCCAGCATATTTTCCTGCTGTTGCCGTCTCCACCTGTACCCATTCCAGATGTTTATAACATCTGTCGGCGTCATGTATGCACATTCTTCGGGAGTCTTTTTCAGAATGGCGTAGAAAATCCATTCTACTTTAGAAAGCCACTCTGAAAAAGAAATTACTTCCCCTCGGCTTCTTCTTCCTTATCTTCCAGAGCAGTCAAAATCTCATCGAACGGGCCTCTGTCACTCACTACCAGGCCACAAATACCCAACGCCGCCAACATTCTCAGTCGCAGGTCAATCATGCCGTTTTCTACCTCGGCACAATAATCCGCAATCCAGCTATCCAGCTTGTTGCGGCTGATGCCTCTTTCATACACCTTCAACGAGCAATACAGGCAGGCAATAATTTCAGTGACGCTCCATTGCTCTTTCTGCATCAAAGAAAAAACATTATGGCTCGGCAACATTGCCTCCAGCTCTTCCAATGCTCCAATCGTGAATTTTGCTTCTCGTTCTTCACCGCCGATTTTAATATTTACGCTCTTTTTAATCATCTGTTGTTCCTCCTAAAAAAATAAAAGGGCAGTATAAAATATACCGCCCCCACTCTTAGCCTCTCGGGTCTGGCATTGCATCCTGCGTTTTGGGAGCACCTTTGCCCTTCAAAGTGACGCTCAGAACCGCTGCATCATCATGAGCTGCAGTTTCTTCCATGCTAGTAATGCTATACCAATTAATGACGCTTCGGCCGCCCTTGCTCCATCTCAGCAGGTGTACAGGCTCGTCAGCTTCAAACGCTGCCCATAACTCTTTCACTGCTGGCTCGGTAGGCTTTACAATCAGCTCTACAGTAAGCTCGGTACTCTTCACGCCTGCTTCTGCATCACCATAACCACCGCTGGTCTTGTCGGTCAGGTCAATTTCTTCAGCGCTTGCGCTATAATCTGCGCTACGCTGGCCACCAAGCAACGTCCACTTCGGGCTCTCTTCGCTTGCAGCCTCTCCATAATTGAGGAACACAAGCACATTCTTGCCTAACAGCTTCTCGCTGGTACTTTTCATCTTAGGTCGTACAGCCACCATGTTATACCTCCATATCATATTCGACTTGATATTCCAACAGCATTGCTACCGCCTTTGTATTGTTGGCCACTGCCCCAAACACAATACGCTTGACTAAGCCGTTGTCAATCATGCCACCTAAATCGTTATTATGCAACACCTCAAACAGGGTGTCGCTCAAATCATCAATATCAGTTATTCCGTTAATATCCAGCACATAAATGCTATAAACTGCCGTTGCTGTGCATACATCATACGCATCCTGCTCAAAGGTAACCTCATCGCAAGAAATTGTACCCTCAACACCTTTGCCAGCAGCAGCACCTACGATATTAACGTTCCACTTTAC